GCTCAATGCAGGCACTTTGGAGACCTTCGAACATGGCTGGATTTTCAGCAACAAGACCCAGGCGAGCGCAATGCTAATGCAGAAAAATGCTCCCAAAAATCGCCCCTAATCGCCCCTCAGTGCCCCTAGGGGCTTTTAGGGGCAAGGGGCAAAAGCATTTTGAATCTGCCCCTAAACCCCGCCCCTCTCCTACCCCCTTTAGGAAGGGGTAGGGGAGGTAGGGGAGGGGCAGATCATGATGCAGAATTTTTTGCTAAACCCTTTGTGGTTGATGTAAACTCAAAGGGTCTACAAGGAGAAAGCAATGGGCAAAATGTATATGGGGAACATTCCAGATGCCAGCGAAGGCTGGGATGAAATGGACAAGTTCATGGACAAGGACAATGTGCAATGGTTGATGTTCAGCAAAAAGCAAGACCACAATCAAGACTGGTGGACTATCAAGATCGCTGCCAAAGGTCGCGCAAGCACCAAAGCAAATTATTGGCTGGCGATTAATGTCAGGACAGGTCAGCTTGGATTTTCTCGGGATTACGTTTTGATGCGCGAAAACAGACCAGAGTTGCATTCGCAAATTGAAACAATCTTTAAAACCGTTCAAAGTAAGCAAGCACTAACATGACACAACCACCAGATCATCCCAACTTCGCAACCTGGGAGCGCGACAACCTGGTGCGCTTTTGCCAGGACTGCTACGCTGCCCTGCTGGCCGAGCAGGAGGCAAACGAGCAGCTCAGGATTGACCTCAAAGATGCGATGAAGATGGCGCGGCAGCAAATTCTGAAGGACAATGCAGCATGACCACGAAAACACACAAAGCAAAGACTGTAGCAAAGAAGCCAGTTAGAAGGCACGAGAACAAGGCCGAGTTGATCGGCTTGGTGCTTTCCGGAATGCGTAACGGTCTGAGCGCCTTCAAGGCCTGCGAAGCCGCTGGTTTGTCGCAAAGCACTTTCAACCTGTGGGTCAATGAGGACGCAGAGCTTGCCGCAGAATACGCGCGCGCGAGGGAAGACCTGATCGAGCGCATTGCCAACGAGGTGATCGAGCTGAGCGATGCCGATGTCGGAATGCAGCCAGACGGCAAGAAAGACTGGGCAGCGGTGCAGAAGCACAAGCTGCAGGTCGATACCCGCAAGTGGCTGCTGTCCAAGCTGGCCCCGAAGAAATATGGCGAGAAGATCGAAGTTTCTGGCGATCCTGCCAATCCGCTGGTGCAACGCATTGAGCGCGTGATCGTCAAGACATGAGCATCCTGCAGCTTGCAACCCCCGAATGGGCACTGCCACTGCTGGAGCCCAGCCGCTACAAAGGCGCTTGGGGTGGCCGAGGCTCTGGCAAGTCCCACATGTTTGCCGAGCTGATGATCGAGGCCCACATCATGGATCAGAAGCGGCGCAGCGTTTGCGTGCGAGAAATCCAGAAGTCCCTGAACCAGTCCGTCAAACGGCTGCTGGAGACCAAGATTCAGGACATGAACGCTGGCGCTTACTTCGAGGTGCAGGATGTCGTCATCAAGTCCAAAAAGGCCGATGGCGCGATCATCTTCCAGGGTATGCAGAACCATACTGCCGACTCGATCAAGTCGCTGGAGGGTTATGACTGCGCCTGGGTTGAGGAGGCCCAGAGCCTGAGCCAGACCAGCCTCGACCTGCTGCGGCCAACGATCCGCAAGCCAGGCTCAGAGCTGTGGTTCACCTGGAACCCACGCGATCAGTCCGACCCGGTGGACTTCCTGCTGCGTGGCCCGACACCGCCCAAAGATGCCACCGTCCTGAAAGTCAACTTCACCGATAACCCGTGGTTCCCAGAAGTCCTGCGCGACGAGATGGAGTACGACAAGCGGCGCGATCCCGACAAGTACAGCCATGTCTGGATGGGCCAGTACCTGACCAACAGCAGCAGCCGAGTGTTCAAGAACTGGCGCGTCGAGGACTTCGAGGCACCGCCAGACGCCATCCACCGCCTCGGCGCTGACTGGGGCTTTGCCGTCGATCCGACCGTTCTGGTGCGCTGCCACATCATTGGCCGCACCCTGTACATCGACCACGAAGCCTACATGATCGGCTGCGAGATCGTGAATACCCCTGAACTGTTCATGACCGTGCCCGAGGCCGAGAAGTGGCCCATCGTGGCCGACTCGGCCAGGCCAGAGACCATCAGCCACATGAAAAAGAACGGCTTTCCCAAGATCATGACGGCGATCAAAGGCCCGAAGTCTGTAGAGGAAGGCATCGAGTTTCTGAAGAACTACGACATCGTGGTTCATCCGCGCTGCATCCACACAATTGACGAGCTGACCCTTTACAGCTATAAGCAAGACCCATTGACCGGCAGAATATTGCCGGTGCTGGAGGACAAGAAAAACCACGTCATTGACGCCTTGCGGTATGCCTGCGAGGCCGTGCGGCGATCCAGCGCAGCCAGGCCCATTGCTTTTACCCCCATCGCCAATATGAAAAAGTGGTGAGACAATTGCACAAATTGAGGAATTAATCTATGGCCAGAATCTCAAACGACCAACGGCTCTCGAATCTGCACAGCGAAGCCCTGCGCCAGTTCAATGACATCCAGACTGCGCTGCGGGACGAGCGCCTGCAGTGCCTGCAAGATAGGCGCTTCTACTCACTGTGCGGCAGCCAGTGGGAAGGCCCACTGTGGGATCAGTATGAGAACAAGCCCAAGTTTGAGGTCAACAAGATCATGCTGGCGGTCATTCGCATCGTCAACGAATACCGCAACAACCGCATCACAGTGGACTATGTGTCCAAAGATGGCACAGACAACGCAAGGCTGGCAGAAGTCTGCGATGGCCTGTATCGTGCTGACGAACAAGCATCTGTGGCTGATGAAGCCTATGACAACGCTTTTGAGGAAGCCGTGGGCGGCGGCATTGGCGCATGGCGGCTGCGGACAGTCTACGAAGACGAAGAGAATGACGAGGATGACCGACAGCGCATCCGCATGGAGCCAATCTTTGATGCTGACAGCAGCGTTTTCTTTGACTTGAACGCCAAGCGCCAGGACAAGTCAGACGCTAAATATGCTTTCGTGGTCACCAGCATGACCCGTGAGAGCTACAAAGAAACCTACAACGATGACCCAACGGATTGGCCCAAGATCATCCACCAGTACGAGTTTGATTGGGCAACGCCTGATGTCGTGTTTGTGGCTGAGTATTACAAGGTTGAGGAAAAGACCGAGACAATCCGCATCTTTGAGGCCATTGACGGGACTGAGGAACGCTACACAGCCAAAGACTTTGAGAACGATGAGACCCTTGAAGAAACCTTGATGGCCATCGGCACACGGGAAGTTCGGCAGAAGCGGGTCAAGCGTATGCGTGTCCGCAAATACATCATGTCGGGCGGCAAGGTGCTGGAGGATGCTGGTTACATCGCTGGCAAGTGCATCCCGATTGTGGTGGTGTACGGCAAACGCTGGTTCGTGGACAACATCGAACGCTGCATGGGTGCTGTCAGATTGGCAAAAGATGCCCAACGCCTGAAGAATATGCAACTAAGTAAGCTGGGCGAAATCTCAGCCCTGTCCAGCATTGAGAAGCCCATTATGACCCCTGAACAGGTGGCGGGTCACCAGCTCATGTGGGCAGAGGACAATCTACGGGATTACCCGTATCTGCTGATTAACCCAATCACCGGGCCTGATGGCAACACCCAAGCCGCTGGCCCATTGGCTTACACCAAGTCGGCATCAATTCCCCCGGCTATGGCTGCACTGTTGCAGATCACTGAACAGGATATGCAAGACATCCTGGGCAACCCGCAAGGGGCTGACAAGATCGTGTCCGGCGTGTCTGGTAAGGCCGTGGAGATGATCCAAACCCGTGTGGATATGCAGACGTTCATCTACATGAGCAACTTTGCCAAGGGTATGAAACGCTGCGGCGAGATTTGGTTAAGCATGGCTCGGGACATCTACACCGAAGACAAGCGCAAGATGAAGACCATTGCGCCAACTGGTGAGTCCAGCGTAGTCGAGCTAATGAAGCCCATGATCGACACCGAAACAGGTGCGATGGTCATGGAAAACGATCTCAGCACCGCCACCTTTGATGTGGTTGCCGAGGTTGGTCCATCCAGCAGCAGCAAGCGTGCAGCTACTGTACGGGCATTGACCGGGATGCTCCAGATCACGACCGACCCAGAGACAGCGCAAGTGCTGACCGCAATGGCGATGATGAACATGGAGGGCGAGGGC